GTCGAGAAGCGAGCGGCTGACCGCCATCGTGCAGAGCATGGACAAGTACCACTACCTGCACGGGGGCATCCATCTGGTCGTCATCGACGGGGTGGCTGACCTGATCCGCTGCGCCAACGACGAGGCGGAGAGCGTGGCGCTGATTGACGAGATCTACCGGCTGGCGGGAATCTACCGCACGTGCATAGCCGCCGTGGTGCATTTCGTACCGAACGGTCTGAAACTGAGGGGACACCTCGGCAGCGAGCTGCAACGCAAGTCCGCCGCCATCCTCTCCATCGAGAAGGACGAGAACCCGGAGGTGTCGGTGGTGAAGGCGTTGAAGGTCAGGGACGGCAGCCCGCTGGACATCCCCCTGATGCAGTTCAGATGGGACAAGCAAGCCGGGATGCCCGTCTATGTGGGCGAGAAGCCGAGGGCGGAGAAAGAGAAGCGCAAGGAGAAGGAGCTGGCGGAGATGGCACGGGAGGCGTTCGCCCGGCAGGAGAAGTACGGCTACATCGAACTGTGCGAGCTGATACAGGAGATGCTGGAAGTGAAGGAACGGACGGCGAAAGGCTACATCCGCTATATGCGGGAAAAGGAAATCATCGAAAAGGAGGGCGACTGCTATGTACACGGACAGGGAAGAGTTTGAGGGCTGGATGGAGCGCATCATGGAACGCTTCGACCGGACGGAGAAATTGCTGGAAAGGGTGCTGAAGAAGAACAACACGCTCGACGGCGAGGAGGTACTGGACAACCAAGACCTGTGCCTGCTGCTGAAGGTGGGCATCCGCACGCTGCAACGCTACCGTGCCATCGGGGTGCTGCCGTACTTCACCATCAGCGGCAAGGTGTTCTACCGCACGAAGGACGTGCACGAGTTCATCCGCACCCGCTTCGCCGAAGTGGAGGAACGGGCTGCGAAACGCAAGGAGAAAGAAGCCCGGAAAGCGGAAAGACGCAGGAAAAGGGGGCTGTTCCCGTGAGAATGACATTTTTCTGACGGTGCTTTAGGTGGATGAAGCCCAGCCGGATCGTGAGATTAGGCGGGGCTATTGTTTTGTTATTCGGGAAGTTTCCGTATCTTTGTTCGCACGAAGATAGGATGCGGCTCGGCATTGTCAAATTAGAAAACCTTGTTTTCATTTGCCGTTGCTCTCGCCTTTATTTATATTTGTTGTAATCTGAAGTATCTTATTTGATTATCAACGCTTTGTAGAAAACTCGCATGAGAACGGGCAACGGATAAGAAAATTCCAAGCTGTTTAGAATCACTATATTCCTCATGCTTTCAAATAACTCTTTTTTCTTGATGCAAAGGTAGCATTTTTTCGTGATTGCCGGTAATTTTCGGGCATAAAATATCACGGTCATTTCAAGAAACATATACAGCGGACATGACAGCCATACCGTAGCCGAATCCCCGTAACTCACAGGCAAAGGTAACCCGTGTCCTGCTCGTACAAGCAAGGTCAAGCCCTCCGGGTGTCGTGGAAAAATCATCCTCGCCCGGAGGGCTTGCGGTATTTTTCCCGCCAACCTTGCATGTACGGGACACGACCTTTTATGGCCTGTAGTTACGGGAACTCCGGCCCCGAAAAGCCGGATCACTAAAAATAAATTGTTATGTCACAGCAGGTAACAAAAGAAAAGTACAGTATCGAAACACTCAGAGAGCGGAATGTTTCATACGACCACCAGCATTGGCTGACACAGGAAGATGTGGATATGGCCAACAGTTATGTGGAACTCATTGAGCGGACACGCTCTAAGATTACACCGCAAATCGGAGACAGGCTGGTATATGTAACCGAACACGGGGATTATTACGGAAACGCCCTTATTGACAGCAGGAGTGCAAAAGAAGGATATCTTTCCGTATGCGAACAGCCGTATGTGCCTTTCGTGTGGGAAGAGGACGGCAATATCCGTCTGAGTGTCAGCGGAGGCGCATTCCATTCCGTGAATCCGGAGGAACTGAAATTCCTGAAATGGACGGAAGGGGTGTTCAAGGACTGGGGGCATTGCGGTGCTTGCGCCAACGGTTCGGTGTCATTTCTGGCTAAGGTACCGTTATGGTTTTATGCCGAACCCAATCCCAGGTATGGAGATTTCACGACCGAGACCTACCGGAAGTTCTACCTACACAAAAGGGAGGAATCGGAAAACGGCAATCTCTATCAAGGCTTTGACATCGCTTTTCGGGACGAAGCCGAGTTCCGGCAGTTCCTGAAGGACTACGAAGGAACGGTGTTCAAGGGAAATTGGGATAATCAAATCGTGTTATGGTGTTTCCGTCGGGAATATGTGTTCTTACCTTCCGCCGAATGGGAAAAGATAAAAATCCCTGCCGTAGAGCGAAAGCTCAACTTCCATCCCGAGCAGGTCAAGATAGTCAAGGACATGGAAAAGCACATCACTTATTTCTACCGGATTAAACCGGATAATTTTTAACATTTAACCCTAACAGATATGCAAACGACAACAGCACCCAAGGCCGGCAACGCTCCCGACCTGCTTCAAGGCATTCTGAGCGTACAAGTGAGAAACGAGGACAAGATTACGGAACAGGACCGTGTCTATTGCCAGACGCAGCAAAACCTGCTTTACAAGACACTCGACCAGATTGACCGCTGGTACGCCGTCTTCAAGGAAGAAGCCGAACAATACCAAGCCGAACGTAAGTTCCATTACGAAGAAAACGGCAAGGTTTCCATGCGTGATTTCTACACTTACCATAACGACAGGGAAGACTATTCACACAACGAGTTCAAACCGTTTGACCTGATTAACGATCTGGTAGATAAGAACCGAAACGCCAACGCGAATTTTGCGAACCGCATCATTTCTTATTTCAACAGGACTTACAAAGTGTCGGTTCCTGAGTATAAAATAGACGAAAAGACCCTTCCGATGGGCTTCCGTCCTGTTTATGACACATATGTAGATGTAGTCATCGAACACTTGGGCGGCAAGAGTTTCCGGGAAACGGCCGTGGAAGAACTGCTCGCACGCCTGAGCAAAGTTGTCAGACCGGCATACTGGAGCAAAGTCAAGACGGAGTTGAAGAAGGACAAGATAATCTTTCCCGAAATCATCCGTTTCGACGATTTTTCCATGCAATACAACCAAAGGAACAGAATCTCCTACAACTACGGCGGAGAACTGGAAACCCTGTGTGCCGGCATTGCCTACGGTGCGGATGACATACTGAATGGAAATTCAAAGATGATTATCCGTTTTGATGACAACGACATTTCTGTCACAGACTGGTACGACCTTACGACCACCAATGCCGAGCAAATCCGATTCTACAAGAACGGACGTATCGATGTCCGGTTCAAGGACAGTGCGGCAGCCGAAAGTTGTTTCAAGCGTCTGCATCTGGATGAAATCACCCTAAGAGAAAACTGACCATGATAAGATTTACACAGCACCCCGTAAGGCAATCCTTGCGGGGTGTTTTCATTTTTAACGATAAACAGATAAAGTCATGTATACCATCATCCCCCAACAGATACCGCAAGGTATGCGTGCCGAAGTCAACGAGAAGATACTTTTCGCCATAGACTCCGGCAAGAACCTCATTCCGGCGGAGAGCATCTACAACTGCTATACCGGTATCGGAGGGCTGCACAACCTCAAACAGTCCGACTTTGCCAGCTACCACGAGTATGCCGAAGCGAAGAAGGAGTTCGAGATGGGACAGTTCTTCACCCCGCATGAAATATGCCGGGACATGGTGGATATGCTGTGTCCTGTCTCATCCGAAATGGTTCTTGACATGTGTTGCGGTATGGGCAATTTCTTCAACCATCTGCCCAACCCGCATAATGCCTACGGCTTCGACATAGACGGCAAGGCCGTGTCTGTCGCACGATACCTCTACCCGGAAGCCCATATCGAGAAATGCGACATCCGGCAATACTATCCGGAACAACGTTTCGATGTTATCATCGGCAATCCTCCTTTTAACTTGAAGTTCGACTACAAACTGTCGCAGGAATACTATATGGACAAGGCTTACGATGTGCTCAATCCGGCAGGAATCCTGATGGTCATCGTGCCCTGTTCCTTCATGCAGAGCGGGTTCTGGGAGAAGACACGGATAGCCGGTATAAACGGCAGATTCTCATTTGTCGGTCAGACGAAGTTGGGCCCGTCAGCCTTTGCCGCAGTCGGAGTCCATGACTTCAATACGAAAATCATGGTATTTCTCCGTAAATCGGGCCACATCAAGATGCAGGCTTACAACGCGGAAGAATTCATAACGGCGGACGAGCTGAAAAAGCGCATCGGCGAGGCAAGGGCGATGAAACACCGGTTGCGTTTCGACCTGATGCGCGAAACCAACCGGATCAACAAGGAAGAACTTGAGCTGTTCGAGTACAAACTTGCCAAGTACATGTACGAGCTGAAGGCGCACGCCAAGTTGAACAAACATATAGACAAGGCGGAAGCGTTGGTCACGAAGTTCCGTAACCAGAAACCGCCTGAGAACGCCACGCGGGAGCAGGTGGAGCAATGGGAGAAGAACAAACTGACCCCGAAGAAAGTGCTTGCCGTCATCCGCAGGTACATCACCTCGCAAAATACCGTACCTCGCAAGGAAGTGGCATTGGTGAAGACCTCATACGGCTTCAAACTGAAACAATATGCTCCGCGACTCCTTGACAAAGTTCCGCACAAGGCGGCAAGTATCAACGACCTCGTGCTGGAACGTACTGAACTGCCCATGCCGGAAGTGCCGACAGAAAAGAACATGCACCAAATCCGTGCGGCGGAGAAACTGATCCGACGCAAGCGGAGAGAGTACGAAATGCAGAACCGGCAGTTCCCGGAAATGGAGGAAGATGGCAGGCTGAAAGAATACCTGGACCGGTGTGCATTCATCAACAAGGACGGCGAGACCTGCGAGTTTACCACGCTCCAGAAACACGACCTGAACCTCGTCTTGCAGAAACGCCACGCGCTGCTGAACTGGCAGCAAGGCTCTGGCAAGACAGCCGCCGTGTACCATCGTGCCAAATACCTGCTCAAATTCCGCAAAGTACGGAATGTCATCATACTGGCTCCTGCCATCGCCACCAATATGACATGGATACCCTTCCTCTCGATAAACAGGGAACAGTTCCGGGTGGCAAGGAACAATGCCGACCTGGAAGCTGTGCCGGAAGGCGTGTTCATCGTCCTATCCACCTCCATGCTCGGCAAGCTGAAACGGGGCATGGCAAGGTTTGTCAAACGCAGTTCAAGAAAACTGTGCCTTGTTTTCGACGAGTCGGACGAGATAACCAACCCGTCGTCACAACGTACAAGGCATATCCTCGGTCTCTTCCGCCGCCTCAAATACAAGATACTCGACACCGGTACGACCACACGCAACAACATCGCCGAACTGTACAGCCAGTTTGAGCTGTTATATAACAATTCCATAAACATGGTCTGTTGGAGCAGTCGTGTGTACCACGAGAACAGGGACAAGGAGATAGAGGAAGATAACAATCCGCACTATGGTGAGCCGTTCCCCGCTTTCAGGGGGCATGTGCTTTTCCGTGCCTGCCACTGTCCGGGGAAATCCACCGTGTTCGGCATTGAGAAGCAGAACCAGGATGTCTATAACAAGGAGGAGCTGGCCGGCCTTATCGGGAAGACCGTCATTACACGCAAGTTCAGGGACTTTGCAGGAGAGAAATACAAGATACGGACACATACCGTCAGCCCGTCCGACGGCGAGCGTGAGGTTTACCGTGTCATCATCGAGGAGTTCTGCCGCATCTGCGAACTGTATTACAACAGCACGGGGGATGCAAAGAAGGATGCCGGACTCCGGCTTATGCGCCAGATCAAGCTGCTCATCAAGGCCTGCTCCGTCCCACACCTGATAGAGGGCTATTCCGGAGACGGGATTCCGAACAAGACAAGGTACATCGAAAGGCTGGTACGGAAGATACCCGGCAAGGTGGCTGTCGGCTGCACGTCCATAGCCGCATTCGACCTTTACGAGAGCCGTCTTCGCGAATGTTTTCCTGACCGTCCCGTATTTGTGGTCAAGGGCGACGTGGCGTTCAAGAAACGGCAAAGCATCGTGACGGAGTTCGATTCCACCATCAACGGCATACTGGTATGCACGCAGCAGAGCCTGAGCAGTTCGGTGAACATACCCACCTGCAACGACGTGATACTTGAATCCCTGCAATGGAACATCCCGAAGATGGAGCAGTTCTACTTCCGTTTCATCCGTCTCGACTCCAAAGAGCTGAAGGACGTGCATTATGTCACCTACAAGGACTCCGTGGAGCAGAACCTGATGGCGCTGGTGCTTACCAAAGAGCGGCTGAACGAGTTCATCAAGACGGGCGAAGTAAAGGAACAGTCGGAAATCTTCGAGGAGTTCGACGTCACCATGTCCGTCATCGAGAGCCTGCTGGTCAGGGAACGGGACAGCGAAGGCAAGATACACATCAGCTGGGGAAGCCAGCGCATCATGAACTGAAAAATGGAAAAACAAATGAGAAACCGCAGATTCCATTCCACAGGCAAAGGTAGCCCGCCCCCTTACCGGCAGGGCAAGGTCATGCCGCAAGCGGTTTTCGGGAAAATCATCCTCGCCGGAGGCTCCGGTATTATCCCGAAAAACCCTGCACTGCCGGGGTGCGGACCTTTTGGAGCCTGTGGAATGAAATCCCCGGTTCCGAATCATAAACTATAATGAAGAATATCATGGACTTGAATCAGGCAGAAGTGGCAGTGACCACGCAGCATCTCATAGACATGGGGCAGGAAAAAGACAACCTGCTGCAAATGTCCGACTTCGGCGACATGGGGGAATTCCTGTGCACCTGCTCCGAACTGTTTCCCGAAGAGGAAACTCCGGAATACAGGTACACGAGATGGGAGGAAATCCCGGACCTGCTCATCAACCGGGAATGGCTGTGTTCCAACTTCTTCGAGATAAGGGAGGCGATGGAACAGCTGGAGGAACCCGACAAGGATTGCTTCTTCGACTGGTGTGACCGTTACGGGCATGACATCAGTACGGAAGACCCGCACCTGCTGGTGGCGCACTATATCGAACTTTATGGAAATGCGGCCTATATCGACGATGAGCCTTGCCCGGACAGCGGGGATGACAGCCTGCTGTACTATCCGGGCATATCAAGCAACTATTTCGACACGGGTATTCCCCGCTTCGAGGTATTCGATGACAATTACGATTAAAGCGTATAAACATATACAAGATGGAAATCAACTTCAAAGGACCGGTAATGCCGGTTGACCCCTATTCGCAAATGGCGTTTGTGGAGATACTGAACATTCTCCTGACGGCAGGGCACATCGTGGATGTGAACAGGTTCCTGATAAACAGGAATGCCAATCCGCTATTCGGCTCGTTGTCAGGATATTTCAGATGGTCATTCTCCGACAACCACTTTACCCTGTGGCAACGGGTGGAATACAACTCGCCGCTCTGCTTCAGCCGGCGCATATTCAGCATCCATTTCGGGATGCTGGCAAGCCGTGACAGGAAAAGAGACAATACGGTAATGAACTAAAAACATATCAATATGAGTCACCAGGTAATTACAAGAATGGCATACAATGCCAAAACCAAGCAGATAGAAACTTGGCAGCATTCCAACAACGTGTGGCCGACAACAGACCATTTTTATGCATTGGATGTGAAAACAGACGAACAGATGTTTGAATTCATAACATTGATAGCAAACGGATTGTGGCAAGGGCGCAAATGGCGTAAAGCATTCAAGACACTTTTTGAAGAATATCCGGAATTGGTCAGGTCCTCATACGAGCACGAGCTTAGAGGCCAACCTTGGAAGGCATACTGTGCCATTTGCAAAAAATATGAGGAACTTGCCCAAAGCAAATGCAATGAAATAGTTGCGCGATTCAGGCAACTTACCGGGATTGTCTGACCCAAACAGATGCAAAATATATGGAAGAGATAAAGATTTCAAACAGACAAATCGCGCTGATGGCTTTCGACCGGTTGCGCAAGGAAGACAAGACAGATTCCGCATTGAAACTCGCACGGTGTATGCTGCATGGCACAAGCATATCTCTTGGCATAGGTGATATCGACTGGGAGATAGACAGGGCAATACAGCAGTGCGGAGGAGTGCCAAGAACAGGATACAGATACACGGCTTATTTCCACTTCAACCGGAATACGGAAATGGCAAAGGAAATATATGACAAGATCGTGAAGGAACTGTATGGTTAGGAAACAACACGGAGGCGGCTTGAAGGCCGCTTCCGTCATTTATAACGGTATGTACGGGAAAAGGAATCCTGCCGTACACAGGTAACAGAAATGGATGAACAGAAAACATTGACATTGGATTTCATCAAATCCCTGATGGAACCGGCCTATACACTAATATGGACGGACTACAATGACAATCTTGACAATCATTGCGGACTGATTCAAAAATGCCTTGACAGCAAGAGCCGCGAACATTTGTGGGAAAAGGCAGACGAGTGGTACAGCGATGCCGAATGGGAAGCTGTCCGTGAGATTATTGCGAAACTGAAAGAGGAATGTGCCGTATTCCATGACTTTGACGGGGAAGCGGTCGATGACTTCTTCGATGAATACGAAGATGAAATCCGTGACGAGATTTACAGCCGCAACGATTCGGACGTGGTGAAGGAATTGGTAAGGCACACGGACGACATTCCTATCCGTGTGGAGATGCTTTCCAACTATGACTGCATCAACTCCAACTGGTTTGAATCGCAAGGCGGTTACAGGTACGAGGAATCCTACTTCGGGGACATGGTGGACAGCCTGAACCTCAATCCGGCGAGAGTAAAGAAAATCTTGACAGAGCACGGCTACAGGGCTTACGGGCGTTTCCCGAACCGTAAGAACCGGAACGGCAAGGAGCAGGTTTCCTACGAACAATTCTACGAGGAACTTATCAATTCCTGCTGCGGGGCGAACCTGCTGACTTACATCGGCAGGGTAAGCCTGAAAGAGCTGTATGAAGCCGACTTTTCATTGAAAGAGGTCATTATCCCCAAAGGCAACTGTTGCGGACTTTTCAGTTCGACGTATGGTGGTGGAAGCCTGCTTGAAATGGAACTGAAACGGGACGTAAAGCTGAAATTGGAAGTCAAGGACTATCATGGTTTCCGCTTCCGGCTGGATGACGAACGTTCCAAATATGACTGTTCGGTCCGGCATGTATATGGGGTGGACGACTCCTTTTTCGGAGATGCGGTTCGCATTGTATCCTGATAAAATCAACTAATCAACAATCAAATCATAGAAGATTATGGAAAAATACGATGTAAAAGTAAGGTACATCTTCGAGGGTACTTACACAGTGGTGGCGGAAGACCGTGAAGAAGCGGAAAGCATGGTGGCGGAAGACTGCGGTCTGGTATTGGGCGGCAACATCCACACAACGCGGGATGACGATGAAGTGACGGACTGGAAGTTCGGTTGTCATCCGGACTTGCAGGTTCTCTCCGTAAGGCAGCGAGGCGGGAAATCCCCCATGTCGGTGTTCGGAGACAGGATCGAAGAACTGCGAAAAGACATCATCGAAGCGATACGGCAGTTGCTCCATGACCATGCCATGAACGCGATACGGTTTCCGGAAGAGGATTATGACCCGGTCTGGGTGATATGGTTTGGCAAGAACGGAGACCCCTACGAATGCAGGGTGACAGGACTCCGGGTAACGGACAGCAGCCTGACCGTCCTTGCCGAAGAGAAAGAAAGCGGTGATGAAGTGGAATGTTACAGCCCGTTCGAACTCGGAGCCAGTAACATCGACTGGCTTTCCGGAATGTATGAGGCTGTATGGCAGCAACTGGAAGAGAGCAAAAAAGTAGAACCACAAACTGAAGAACAATGAAATATCAAGCGGAAAACGCAGTCTCCAGCTTCTTCTACTATATGTGGAACGCCTGGAGCAAGGAAGAATGCAAGGCCGTATTTGGAGATATGTACCGGCACTTCTGGGATAAATGGTCCGCATTGGCGGACAAGTCCATATTCGGCGCGGCGGAACGGTTCTTTGCCGAGTTATCGGAAAACAACCAGAAATTGCTCGTGGAACGTGCCGTTACACTCTATGACGGCAGGGCTTTCAGAAAAGAGCCGGACGATTCCGACATCCTTGTCTGTAAAGAATGCGGTTCACGGCAGTTGGAAATCCAAGCATGGATAAACGCCAATACGGATGAACGTATCAGCTATGTGCATGATGACAATAACGGGCTGTGGTGCGATGGGAAATGGTGCGAAGAATGTGGCGTTCAGGTCTTTTTCTGTACTAAGGCGGAGTTCACACAAAAGATGCAGGGCTGGTGGGAGTCGTGCGGTTTTGAAACAAAGGAACAAATCACAGGGTTGAAAGTCTGTGACTCTCCGCCTTCCGAAAACACGCAGACATTCATTGATGCGGCAGACCAATGGTGGAACAGCCGGGACTACGAACATAAACGGGAAATTTACAACAGGTATAATTCTAAAAACGAATAATATGCAGATTAACATCATTGAACAGATTAGCAACTCATGCAGTTGCAGCCATATGGAAGCGCAGGAATACTTGGATTCTGAAATCCGGTACCTGCGCGAGTTGCAGGAGGCGGACGACCTGAGGGAAGATGACATCGAAATGGCGTGCAGCAACCTCGGACTTGACCTTGACAACCAGGAATATTTTATCAACCGCCTCGCAGGGGCATAAATACCTATAGCTATGGCTTATTTTCATAACATACATTCATTGGCGGACCTGAAGAAGGAATACCGCCGTCTGGCATTGCAGCACCACCCGGACAAGGGTGGCGACACTGCCATCATGCAACAGGTGAACACCGAGTTTGAAAGGCTTTTTGAAGTCTGGAAAGACAAACCGGATGTCTCTGCCGCATCAACCGGGTATGAACATGACTATTCGGGTGCCACGGCAAAGGAATATACCGAGTACGTGTATAATGAATATCGTTGGAAAGGTCGCAACTACAAAGGGCAACATGCCCCTGAAATCGTAGAACTTGTGAGAACTTGGCTAAAGGAAATCTATCCGAGATATAAGTTCTCCGTCAGACGGGAGAACTACAATTCCATTTACATCAAACTGATGAGCGCGGACTTTGAGGCGTTCACCAGGGAATCCGGCAAAGTACAGGATCATATCAACCACTACAACATAGAGCGAAACCCCGATCTTACAGACCGTGCCAAGGAGGTGATGCTGAATGTCTGTGACTTTGTCATGTCATACAACTTCGATGACAGCGATGCGATGACGGATTATTTCCATACCAATTTCTACCTGACATTGGCTATAGGGAGTTACCGGAAGCCTTACAAGGTGGAACTGCCGAAACTTGACTGTAAGGGGAAGGACAAGCCGGAAGTGTTCAAGCATCCCGAAGGTCCGGCACACAAGGCCATCAGGCAGGCGTTGGGCACAGCCCGCTTTGATTTTATCGAGCACAGGAGGCATTCCGGCGAAATGATATTCGGAGAAGACCATTACGGCTCACACGGAGAGCATTATTTCTGGCCGAAGGATTATTCAAGCGCGAAACTGGCTCAGAAACGGATCGACAAATTGGAGAAAGCCGGTATTCGGTGCAAGCTTACAGGCTATAACGGCGGTTACATTCGTTTTATCGGCTACACTCCCGAAGCAGAAGCGTTACTGGAGAAGGAACGACAGGAATACATCACCGCCCATCGGCAATGGCAAACCAAACAGACAGTAATCAATTAAACTTATCAATATGGAACCGAACAATTTGAACGAATGGTGGGGCGGACAGCCCGACGGACTGAAACAGGCATTCTCTCTTTTTCCCGATGGACGGTGGAAAGAGGCGGACCTGTATTTGCGAATCAATATCCGTAACTACTGCCTTCTGAAAAAAGGAGGGCTGCTTCCCGAAGACAAGGACCGCTCGATGCTCAGCGAGATTGTCTGTGAGCTGGCCGATACGGAGCTGTGCCGTGCAAATGGAAAGACACTCGAAGACATGTGCGATACGGACGGGGCTTTTCTGGAAGAGTACCAGGAACTGTTCAACCGGATATACGATGAACTGGAAATGAGAATTACGGATTATATGAACGGACAATCAAAAAAAATGTAACAATGAAAGCAAAAGTGTTCAAGTACAAGTCTGACGGGAATACCGTCGTGGCTTCTTATATGGAACTGGAGCCGTATGCGAAGAATGTATATCTCTCCCTGTCAAGAAAGAACGAAGACGGGAATGAAGACGATGACTGTTTCCATGTGGTCTGCCGGATTGAAAACGTTTATTTTTCCAGCGGGCAGTATTCACGCCGGTTTCTCAAGGGAGAAGATTGCAGAGAGGAAGCCGCCACCTATTGCAGGAACTGGATTGCGGATACGCTTCAAAGTGCGGAAAGAGGAGCCTTCGTCAATTTGATCTCCGTTCGCGTGTTCGAGGCTCTCGGACTTGACACCACTTCCCTGGTGCAAGCCCGTGAGGAATATAAAAGAATACAGGAGCAGAAACGCAGGGAGCAGAAGGAGAAAGAGGCGGAAGAGCGCAGAGTGCAGGAAGAGCAACATCAGCGGCTACTCAATGAACAGAAAGAGAAATTCCTGGACGGGGAACGGATCACGGGAGAAATGTTCGTTGAAATCACCGGAAGGGACGGTTTTGACATCCATATCAGAACCAAAGGGACATTCAACAGGCATGTGAGGGGCATTGACAGGAACGGCACCGTCAGTTTCCGGAAAATCAAGGGCTGCCGGACTCCGGACTTTACCGGATGCCATAAGGCCGTGTCCGCCTATCTGGCGTTCATTACAGAAAAAGAGGGCAAATAATTAAATCCGGGGCGGTAACGGTCTGCTCCATGCAGCTGTTACCGCTACCGGCTTCCGGCCTCACAATTCACGGTTCAGCGCCATTGCCAGCGGAAACATCAACCGGTTATAGGCTTTAAGCTTTTGCAAATTCAGTACATATCCGGCATAGGGATTGGTCAGATCGGTATAGAAGAATACATCGGTAAATCCTGAGTGTTCCTCCACGACTTCACCCTCCAACGGAATCTCCTCCACATTGAACCGCTCCAGAGGCAGTTCTTCCAGACGGGTCTGTTCCGCATTTCCCAACACATTGAGGTTACGGTTAAACAGCACGAATCCTTTCTTCCTGTAATCCACACGCATACCGTACGGACGCTCCACAAGGAAAGCATCCGCCGCTTTCTTTATATAGTTTTCCATAAAACTGAAATTAGAATTGCAAAAATACATCTTTTGTCCGGCAATGGCGAACAAATCAGGAAGAGAATCGCCACAGACCATGCAAAGCACACTACCGTGTATTTTATTTCCCACCCTGCAAAGGTAGTCCCGTGTCCGGTGTACCCTGTCAAGGTCAGGCCCCTTGCGGGGTTGGCTGAAAGAAAATCATCCTCGCCTGACGGCTGCGGTATTTTCTTTCGCCAAACCTTGCGGGTACGATCACGGGACAGTCTGGCAGGCGAGAAATAAAAATACCGGCTCCCGGAGCCGGACGTGTTTAACAGATAAAATTCAAAAGTCATGAAAATCCTGAATGAAGAACATTTCGAGAATGTAAAGCGTTATGCCGAATCCATCGGTGACACCTCGCTCCAAAAATGCCTGGAGCGGTTGAAGAGCTGGGAAGAAAATCCCGACCATCCCTGCGAAATCTCACTCTACTATGACCATGCCCCGTACTCGTTCGGCTTTACACAATGTTATCCCGACGGAAGGACAGGCATCGTGGGCGGTCTGCTCTATCACGGAATACCGGACCGCTCTTTTGCCGTAACACTACAACCGTTCCACGGATGGCAGATACACACCTGATAAAAGACAAACGACAGTATTAACTTCATAAAATTCAAGATTATGGAAACGACATTGGCAGTAATGGAAAGACAACAGCAGTTTGACTTCCAGAAAAACGGAATTGAAGTGATGAACTTCGAGACGCTTCAGCGTACCTACAAGGAAAACGACATCTACAACAACCCGGTGCAAGGTATCTACCATTACCAGGTCATCCGGCGCATGATGGACATCTGCGAGAAATACAATCTCGACTATGAGGTGGAGGAAATCTTCGCGGCCCAGAACAGGAACAAGACGCAGCCGGGAGTAAGCATCCTTCCGCAGGTGGAACAGACACATGGCGAAAAAGCCGTGGAAGCGCACATCCTGCGCCGTATCTTCGCCACCATCCGGATCAAGGACTGGGAGACGGACGAACTGACCACAACATTGGTCGTCGCCTACCACCAGGACGGCATACAGGCAGCCATAGGTCCCTGCGTGCTAATCTGTCATAACCAGTGTATCCTTTCACCCGAGCGAAGTGTCTGCAATTACGGCAAGAAGAAAGTCTCGACGGAAGAGGTGTTCGAAACCGTGGACGGCTGGCTTGCCAATTTCGAGGTGAACATGAACGAGGACATCGAACGCATACAACGGCTGAAACGCCGGGTTATATCTATGGAGGAAATCTATATGTATATAGGTCTGTTGACCGCGTTGCGCGTCTCCCACGACAGTTCGGACAGGAATCTGTCATCCTCCGTGGAAACCTATCCTCTGAACCAAGGGCAAATTTCTATATTCACGGAAGAGGTGCTTAAACTGGCTATGACCAAAGGGCAGATTACCGCTTGGGAGCTATACAATATAGCCACAGAGATATACAAGCCCGGAAAAACGGACTTCCCGGCACTGATTCCACAAAACGGAGCAATGGCGGAACTACTGCTTTCCCATCTGCCGGAAGCAGCTGAAGTACAGGATGCCGTTCCGGTAAGCTGACATACAAGCCGCACAAATGGCCTGATTCCGACAATACGCATAAGGGAGAACCTGACAGTCGAAAACAACTGAAAGATTCTCCCTTTTTCATTTACTTCTCAAAAAGCAGCATATATTCCACTTTCCTTCTCCGTTCGATGCTCGGAACCACTTTCCCCTTGTAGCATCTGAAGGAGACATATTCCTTATAGATATCGCGGTCACCCGACTCCAGTTTTTTCAACAGCCGGCTCTTGGGTATTTTTCCATACCCTTTGATACGGGAACAGCCCACATTATACGCAAGAACACTAACGATCAAAGAATCACGTCCCAGATAACTGAACATACGGCACAACTTACGGAGGTCTGCTCTCAGAATGGAATCACCTTGTGCTTTTGTAATACTGTTGGTAAACCTCTCCCCGGGAAGAACTTTGTGCCCCCACCCGACATAAGGCCAATGCTTTTTCTCTCCATGCCAACCCTCGAATCGCTTGACACACTCGACCGCAATACTGAACCTGTCCGGACTTGCCTTTATCGGATTCTCCGCCCTCGACGGCATACCCGGAAAAAAGACCGTGATGGAAAGCACCGCAAACCATATTGCTTTTAACTTCATCATAGGCAGGACCGGCTTAGTGTCCGACAATTGTGACCGGCAATTCCTTGCTATCCGCAGTCACGACGGAATCCTCGTCCTCCGCCTCGTTGTTGAAATCAAAAGTCAATTGGCAAATCTGTGCCGGTTCGCTGTTGTCCTCGAAATAGATGTCTATCGTCTGCTGGTTCTCGCTTTCAGAAGTGTAGTATAGCCTGAACACCTCCCTGTCAAGGGGATAGCGGTCATTGGGCAGCAACACCATCCCGTCATCCATACGGAGTGTACCCTTGCCGTCCGGCTGGAAATATCGGATGGTGTAGCGGGCATCGGAAAACCGTCCTTCACGTTTGAGTTCACACCGTATTTCCACCGTCTCACCTTTCACAATACGTGTGGGGACAGGCAGGGTCTCCACCTTGAACGGATAGGACTGCTGTACATCCATTTCATCATTGCAGGCGGACAACAGACAAGCCGCCAGACCCAGGAACAGGATTGCCATCATTCCGGCCAATTCTCTTTTTTTATTCAATGCATTCATATTCAATCAGATTTTAATACGTTATACTTAATTCTATTTTTACAGAAACTTGTTCTGCAGGTATTCGTTCAGATCCTTGTATCCTTTGTACAAAGAGGAACAGTCCACTATTTTATCCGCATAGCGTTTGCGGAGCGCCTCCAGCGTGCGCCGTCCGGCTTCGTCCCGGTCCAGGTAACAGTTGACTCTCTCATATCTGTCAAGAACGGGGAACGAGCGTTCCAGCAATGCCACCGAGTTCAGTACGAGATAGTCGTCGCCACATCCCAATTCGAGTTGCATCCACGAGAGGCCGTCGATAAACCCCTCGAAGAGATTGCAAGTATCCGAACCGTTGTCCATCAGCGAAATGTCTTTCGGAGAGAGACTGGCCTTAAAAAAGCGGTTGCGCACCTCGTACCCACCGCTGACATTCCTGAAACCGATGGCGAAATACCGCTTCCCGTGCAAGGTGTACCTGATCTCCTTGCAGTTCGGCATAGCCACATCACCGCTAATGCCACGTTCCGCCAGATAACGGAGCAGGACGCTGTTGTGCAGCGGTCCGGACTGTACCTTCGTGAAACTTTCCTGCCTATGGGAATCTTCCCTGTCATTTTCCCCGGAACGGGAAACGGTCTTGTGTTCGGGAGCAAGACCGCCCCATATCCCTGTGATGAACCTGGCCTGCGCCTTGAAATCCCCGCTGCCGATAAACTCCCCCGCAAGGGTGAATATGTCGCCTCCCTGTCCGGTACCGAAGTCATGCCATATATCCTTACGGACATTCAACTGGAACGAGGCGGTGCGCTCCTCCCGGTACGGGGCCAGATACCAATATTCATCCCCCCGTCTTCTTGCCGGTTCATATCCCATCCGTGCCAGAAAAACGGCGATTGGAATGTCTCTTATCTCTTCTATAGTCATAAGCGATACGGTTCTAATGGATTATGAATTTGACACCCAGACCGAATTGTGTCGTGAACAGGTCCAGCGAGCTTCCCCACAATACACGTTCCCGGATAGCGGCAAGAAGGACGATGCGGTCTGTCACGTATGCCTCAAGTTCCAGGGTTATCGCGCCGCCATAGACAAACGCATCCTTGGCGAGCAGCCTCGAACCGTCATACAGTATCCTCTCGCCCCAGTTCACGGTCTCATAGCCGGCCAGTGCGGAACCGCCGACCGAGAGGAAGACCGTCTTTGTCGGATCAGACAGGAATTTCAGATAATAGCCGCCTTCTGCCGTGAACTGCGCACGGGGTACGCTCGCATCCCGATACCCATAATTCTTCATCAGATACTCGGCGCCTATGACCCAGCGGTTGGCTTTTGGGGTGTATCCGGAAACGGCAAATCCGGTATA